CTAGTTTGCTTGAATCCAAGGGCGATCTGTATGCACTGGCCCCCATTGATGTTCCGAACAGCACCCTGATTGAGAGGACGACTCAGCGCAGGGCACCCAAGGAAATACCTCTACCAGAAGTGGCTGTTGTAGAACAAGCGCCGCTTGAACTTGCCCCTGATATCATCGATGCAAAACGAACTGCCTTCAAATGGCCCAAGGATGCAGCTACACGATTCTCGGAAGAAGTCAGGAACGGCTACATCTTTGATCACGAACTCACACCTGCAGAGAAGAAGGCATATATGGCAACCAAACCTGATTTGCCGTTTGCATCTAGGTTGTATATCCCAGACTCGGAGATCATTGTCAGCGGTGAAGATCAGGAACTCGTAGGTGAGGATCTGACCAAGTTTAAGGAGTGGTCTAAGCAGCTCGTCGATCGGTTTATTGCCGACAAGGGCAAGTTGTTTGGCTCTATGGCACCTAACGGGGGGTTTACGCTTTCTCCATCTGACTTGGTGGATGACACGCCTACCCGAGTGATTGGAACAAAGAGTTTCATGCCGACGATCTGTTCCACAGGTCAGAATCCGATCTCCAAGATGAAGATTGTTGCCAAGTTCATTGACGTGAATGGCGTGGGTATCCCAGGTGGATTAGCAGGAGCCCCTCTTTGCACCTATCTTGAGTTGCTGGCTCGTGAGCAGCATAATATTGCATGGTACACTCCTGAGGAAATGAAAGTCATTGGAATGGATGTGAACAAGAACGCAATCAAGAAAGGACTTAAGTAAAACGAAAACATCTAGACCAAGACACAAGAAGGCATAATGGACCCTCTTTATGAACGTCGTGAGCTGACTCGTAACGTTCATGTAGACGCACGATTTCTGCAACGTAATATTCACGCCAGCCTTGTAGCCCAGCTACGTCACAAATACGAGGGCATCTGTCTCCCAGAGGGATATGTTCAGCCCAGAAGCATCACGATCGTAGAGCATTCCTTCGGTCGCACAAACATCCTCAAGGGCGGTCTTGATTACAGCGTAAAGTTTCAGGCTGACTTATGTCTGCCTCACGCTGGTCAGGTGTTCAAGGCGCCCGTGACGCTCAAGAGCAAGATCGGTCTCCACGCAGAGGCATCACCGATCAAGGTCCTTCTGCCTCGTGATCTTCATATCGGCAACCCCGACTTTGACGACGCCGACATCGGTCAGGACATTGAGTTTGATGTGGTAGGCACCCGCTTCCAACAGGGCGACGAGACCATTGTTGTTCTGGGCAAGCTTCGCCAAGTCATTCGTCCTAAGGTGGAAACAGAGTCGGCTGAGCCTGAGCGTCAGGATGTGATCGCAGCACCCGTAGACAAGGGTGATAGCGACAAGCGCACGGTGACAGTTGCTGTGGAGAAGACCAAGACACCTGAGGTGCGTAGGAAGAAGATGGTACGAACTACTGCAGTAGAACCAAATGAACCGAAGCCGCAAGGAAGCGCTGAAGGAAAGGCTTGATCGGCTCGACGCAAATGAACACGCACAGATCTTCGCAATTATCAAGAAGTATACCGAGAGCTTTACCAAGACCCAGAACGGAGTGCTGGTTTCATCAGATGCTCTGCCCGATGAGTGTTTGATTGAGATGGAGAAGATGACTACTTTTTATCTTGATCAGCACAAGATGATGGAGGCCGATGAACTTGAGCGGAAATCCTATGAGAGGAGATAAAACGGACGCTTTTCATTCACAGATAAAGATAAGGAACTATGGATAGCCTTCTCTCTTCGTCGGTAAAGACCAGTCTGAAGGAATTTGCCGGACTGGTCAAGAAGGATAAACACGCAGAACTAGAATGCAAGCTTCTCCCCAACCTCATTCACACCAAGGACATTGCAGATCGCATTGTCAAATCTCTTCAACTCTATTCTCGTGGTGCTCCTACCGAAGAGCACCGAGCAACATTCTCCTATTCGGACGGGCTTCGTGTTGTAGTCGTTGGAGCTGAAAACATCCACAAGGTCTGTACAACTGGAAGCTTCCGAGGTGTTCCGCTTGAAGTTGAGCGGAAGCGCCGCTACTTTGAGGTGGTCACGGCACTTCAGGGCAAGTCGGACACCATTGATGTCCCCGACGCAGCCGTCAGGTTCACTCTTCGTCACGAGGAGCATCTCCGCAAGGACTTCTCTGGATCGCCTATGGATTCTGCCAGCCACGTCCGCATCATTCACCGTAAGTCATGGACTAGCCTAGATGGAATTGTCCAGTTCGACTTCTCTCAGAGCAAGTCCAAGACCAAGCAGACCAAGACCTTTTCGGATATCCTCAAGCAGACACCTAGCTATGAGCTTGAGATGGAGGTCGTTGATCGCACCAAGTCCGATACAGCAATCCTGGAATCCATGCTGCGTCACATTACACCCGTGATCGCCGCCTTCCAAGGATCTCAGTTCATTCTGCCCGTCTCCGACATTGAGCGATACAGGATGGAGTTTGAGACCACCCGCACCCCGTTTCTCAATCCTGTAACCCTGGAGCGCCGTCATCTGATTGCTGAGCGCCCAAACAATATCCTGTCAGGCTACACGGTCACAAACAAGGCAGATGGTGAGCGATCGTTCCTGGTCGTGATGCGTGATCGCCGTGTCCTGCGGATCACTCCGAGTTCCGTGATCACCTGGACTGGTCTGGTCGCCACCAAGGACATCCACGTAGGCGATATCATTGATGGTGAGTACCTTGCAGATCGTAATCAGTTCTGTATCTTCGACGTCTACTGGTATAAGAACCGTGATGTCCGTCGCCTGCCGCTGTTCACATCCGAGGACGACATGGTCAAGTCCCGACTAGGCTGCGGTCGGTCGTTTGTGAATGACCTCTCAACGGACTTTACATCGCTGCCTGGCACCAAGCCTCTGCGTGTGGTGACCAAGCTGTTCCTTGCAGGAGACGGTGAGGCAATGCAGGAGGCCATTCGCAAGATCCTGGATACCAAGTTTGAGTATGGTACAGATGGTCTGGTCTTTACGCCTCGCTCTTCACCTGTTGGACCCGTGAATGAGCGCAGGGGTAAGACATGGCTCACGGTCTACAAGTGGAAGCCCGCATCTCACAACAGTATTGACTTCCTGGTCAAGTTTGAGCCAGGTGAGAGCTTTGACACGGCTCTGAACAAGCGGGTTGTCAAGGGAACTCTGTACATCTCACGCACACCAGGCGATATCATCTACCCTTGCGAGACGATGACGGGTGAGTACGTGCCGCCCGTGGTTCCTGATGAGATACGCCTCCAGTCCGAGAACCGAGACCGCATTCCGTCTCCATTTCAGCCCAACGTTCCTCGTGCCCCTGACGCACATGTAATCTCTCTGCCTCTGAATGATCGTGGCGTTCCCGTGGATGCTGAGGGTAATCGTGTAGAGAGCAACACCATTATTGAGTGCTCCTACAACACGGATCTCGGTCGCTGGAACATTATGCGAACTCGCTATGACAAGACGCACCAGTATCGTGTTCTGGGTCGCCCGCAGTTTGGTAATGATATTGCAGTTGCTGATTCCATCTGGACCAACATCCACGTGCCGATCACGGAAGAGATGATCAAGAACTTGGTGGCAAATCCTCCCGACTCCACCTTTGAGGATGATCTCTACTACCGAGACAACCTGGATGCCCGTGATCGCATTCTCAAGGATGTATACGGATTCCACAACCGAATCAAGGATGGTCTCTACCGAACTTGCGTGAAGGAAGGTGATGGCTTGCTTGAACTCGCCGTCGGTCGTGGTGGCGACCTTCTCAAGTGGAAGCGCACTAAGCCGTCTAGGGTTGTGGGTCTGGATGTTTCAAACTCCTGCTTGATCTCGCCTCGTCAGGGAGCTTGCGTGCGATACATCAAAGAGAAGGCTAAGCACCCTACAGAGTACATTCCTCCTGTGCTGTTCATCTGCGCAGACATGACTGACCCGCTGTTTGAGGGACCTGAAAAGTACTCTACGATCGTGATGGGATCCAATCCTGCACCGACGCCGTACCTGGAGACCTTTGCAGGAAAGACTGAGTTTGAGGTCATCTCGTGCCAGATGGCGATCCACTATGCCTGCGAATCTGACGAGAAGTTCAAGCAGTTTGCGACCAATCTTGAGAACCATGGAACAGGACTGTTCTTTGGTACGTGCTTGGATGGTGCTGCGGTCTATTCCCTGATGCTCGGAAAGCAGAGCCATATGTTCCGATCGGGAACTCAGATCTTTGGTGAGTTTGTGAAGCAGTATGACGATGGATCTGGATGGAATGAGGAGTTTGGAAACCCAATCTCGGTTCACCTGGAGAGCTTTGAGCAGCCTCAGAAGGAGTACCTAGTTCCCTTTGAGAAGATGACCAAGGTACTTGAGGAGCACGGATACAAGCTGATCGCAACAAAGATGTTCGGAGACCACTATACTGAGCAGAATACCACCCTGCTGACACAGGAGCATCAGGCATTCAGCTTCCTCCACCGAAGCTTTGTGTTTGAGCGATCCAAGGACAAGCCCAAGAAGTCTGAGCGTCAGGAGGTTGAGATCCCAATGGCTGAGCCTGAGACGCCCAAGGAGCCTGAGCCGGAGGTCAAGGATGAGCGCAGTGAGCAGGAGAAGCCCACCGAGGTCAAGCCGGCAAAGAAGAAGGTCGTGCGAAAGGTTGCTGTGCCTGGAGCTGAGCCCGTGCTGTTCTTCGGAGCTGACGAGGGTAAGGGTGAGTGGCGCATGCTCTCAAACATGTATGAGGCGCCCTTCCAAGTGGATTCCATCACGTTCCCGACGGTAGAGCATTACTTCCAGTGGGCTAAGGCTAAGCAGTTTGGTGATGGAGGTATCGCAGACAAGATCCTCAAGACACCTTCACCGAAGGCAGTCAAGGCACTTGGTAAGAAGGTCAAGGATTTCGTCAAGGAGGAATGGGACAAGACCAAGGATGGTGTTATGCGAACGGCGGTCAAGGCAAAGTTTGTTCAGCATCCTGACCTGAAGACGAAACTGCTTGAGACAGGCACTCGTCCGATTGGCGAGGCCTCTGCCCGTGATAAGTACTGGGGTATTGGAACCTCTGCTGACACTGCAAAGGCAAACGACCCTGCAAAGTGGCCTGGTAAGAACGTGCTTGGAAAGATCCTCCAGGAGCTGCGGACAGAACTTAAGGAGTAAACGATTGAATACTAACAATGAAATATCCAAACATCCTCTTCTTCAGAGATGAGGCTTATGCAGAGATTGATACATTTCTCACCGAAAACAAGGATAAACTAAACTGCACTGTGAATGTGACATCAGATCCAGGAGATGTCCTGAAACTTTTTGATTCAAATTACCATATCTTTATTACGTATGGCAATGATGTAGGGGAGTATTATGGTCGTCTTCACAATCATATTGTGAACCGTATGAGACTGAAGTGGATTCACTTTGATAAGATTGACATTGATGCTTTCAATCACGGAGTGAACTACTGCTACATTCATAATGTTCTAATTGAACACGAGACCACTCGTCCTGTGTTCTCTGCATTCACAACCTGCTACAATTCGTATCACAAGTTTCTTCGCCCGTACACTAGCTTGAAGAAGCAGTCTATGCGTGACTGGGAATGGGTTGTGTTGGATGACTCTCCTGATGATAAGCATTTTGAGTTTCTGAAGAGCCTGGTTGGAAATGATTCACGGGTTCGTCTGTACAGGCGTTCTTGCAACAGTGGTAATATTGGAAACGTGAAGAATGAGAGCGTGTCTCTCTGCCGTGGCAAGTATGTTCTTGAGCTTGATCACGATGATGAGATCCTCCCTGACTGCTTAAAGGATGCAGTGAGTGCCTTTGAGACAGATCCTGAGGTTGGGTTCGTCTACATGGATGGTGCTCACTTGTATGAGAACAGAACTCCGCACACATATGGAGATCATTTTGGTCTGGGACACTGTGCCTATTACTGCCAGAAATTCAATGAGGTATGGGTTAACGTGATCTCGTCTGCGAACATCAATAACATTACGTTGAGCCATATCGTTGCGTTGCCAAACCACCCTCGTATTTGGAAACGATCTACTTTGCTTGAGCTAGGAAACTACTCGGAATTCCTTCCGATCTGCGATGACCAAGAGCTTATCATGCGAACTGCAGTAAAGACAAAAATAGCTCGTGTTCACAAGCTCGCATACATTCAATACATGAATGACGGGTGGAACAATTTTTCACTGATCCGCAACTCTGAGATCAATCGTCTTGGTCCTCAGTTTATTGTGCCTCAGGCGTTCAATTACCATAAGATCGATGAGCGGATGAAGGAGCTAGGTTCGTTTGAGCCCGTATGCCCAGAGTCATGGTCACGAATGTGGAAGCGTGATAACTTCACGTATGTATATTGCAACAGTGTTCTGAACTTTGACCACACGAAGCAGTATTGTATTCTCGGATACAAGACGCTGATTGATAACATAGAGACCATTCGTGAACTCTATGGTAACGATAAGAACGACTTTCTTGTACTGGAGAATGGAATGTCAAAAGAAGACCTGTGTGGACTACTGGATGGGCTGAATCTCTCAAGAATGAAGTGCTATGCGATGGCGGATTGTACGTGGGACGAGCTTCGCAAGTACTTTTTCCTGACCTACAAGAGCACTGAATCGTATGAGATTATTGATTCCGATAGAACTCCTCGTACGACATCGTGGGAGCAACAGGACGAGATTGTTCAGGAATGTAGCGCTGGTATAACTTTTGACCAATTATCTGAGTCGCCTGCTCAGGAGTGACCTCACCCTTCTCAATCTTTCGCTTCAACGTAAGCATCTCAAAAAAGGTGACATCCAGTCGGTCCTCTGCGTGCATCTGAAACAGAGATGGGTAATTAAAATAAAGAGTCTTGTTATCCTCCTGAAGCTTCTGTTCGTACTCCTGCTTGTTGTTCTTCAAACGAGCCCACTTCTTCTTTGACGCATCCATGTTTCGGACGAGTGCCTGAATCTGCGTTGCCGTAAGATCTTCGTCATTGATTCCACGACGACCTGCCTCTACTTCCTCTGGGGTTAATTCACGAGCTGCCATATTTATACTAAGATCAGTGGCTTTAACTGAGTCATTAATGACGCACATTCCTCATGAGTTGTCATTCCCGTAAGAATGATCTGACCTGTGCGAAATACCTTTGCGATCCACTTGGTTTCTGGAAAGTAGATCTTGACCGCAGGATACACTGCAGGTTCATAGACGGTTGTGACACCACGCCCACGCAGAGTTGCGTAGAGAGTATCTCTTGACAAGTTTGTACTTCCAACGAGCTTCGTCTTGTAGTTCATCAGGACTACACGACGAATTTCCGTCCATTCCCCCGAAACTGCCTCGGGGCATGTTGTTGTGATATGGTTCTTAAGTAGAGTGGTCACATGTCGGTCATACTTTTCGTCCAGAACGCCCGTGATGTGGAATACGCCGTTCTGGAAGATCTTGACGGTAATCTCCTTGCGAAGAAGAGTTCCATCACCATCCGACATTACCACTAAGGTAATTGAGTTGTGTCCAAATCCAGTCGTTCGCTTTGGTGGTGTTGTCTTTGCACGGCGCTTGATCAGATCTCGCTTTGAGGATCCACGCTTGACTACCCCTTGCTTTTCAATCTTAATGATGTCCGTCGTAAGGGGCAGGGTGTTCGCAAGGACGTCGGTGTTCAGCTTCACTCCCATCGTATATAAAACGACCATCGTTGTTAGTGTTGGGTTCTCCATGATGCCTCCTGACTGTGTAGACCCAATCGATTTCGTTTTTCCAGGCCTGAGAGAAGGAAAGTGGAAATCGTGAAACTACAATGCAGTGAAAATTGCGAAGTGCTTTGCGAAGAATGACTTCTTCCATCGGTGTGAGCATCCATCCCTCTAGGTATCCAAGCCAAATTGTTCCTCCTTTTTGATGAGATACAATTGACTTGATTGCGTCTATGAACCCATCCTCTAACGAAAGACGGGACATGTCGTAGCAGTCTGCTGGTTTTGGAATTGGATAGGTATAGACGGACAACATTATTAAAATACTAGTATCATGTTTAAGCGTTAGGATCCGCCGTATGCGGCCATTGGATGTTGCTCTTAAGCGCACTTGACTGTGCTGCTGTTAGCTTGCAGTTGCATCCTGAAACAAGCTGAGGATTGCGAGTAGCACCGCAGGTCAGGCAGGTCCTGTAGCCCTTTTCTCCAAGCTGCTTGGCATTGTAGATCGCACCAAACCCAGTTGGGTCAGCCGCAATCTTATCGTTGATCTCAGGAAGCTGAGCAGATGACAAGCACGGCATGGTATTCGTGATCTGAGATGCCTTTGCGTTCCTAGGAAGCTCAGCCTGAGCAACCGCCTGACCTGCAGTGTACTCGGTGTACATCGGAGCGTCCTGAACGGTGTGTCCGCCACCATGGAGAAAGCTAGACTCGCCACGAGTTGACGGGGCGTTCAGAACTAGAGCACATGCAGTCTTTGCAACACGTGTCTCAAGATTGCCCGACGCCGCCAGCCGCTTCACGATCTCGGTCTGGTGTCCAGCGTCACGATGAGGGCGGGTGTCGGTAATGGTCACCATTCTTTGCTTGTATCGTCCAAGGTATTCACTATAGGACGACATTTACTCTTATTTAGTAGGTAAAAAAGAATGGAGCGGGTGAAACTCACGATTCGAATTCCCCGCATCCAAATGTGTTCAAATGAACACTGCTTTAATTTTTCAAGATTTATCTATTGCCACCGCTGTTATGCCAACGATTATAGCCTAGACATTCGGGTGTGTGAAGAAATGACGCCTACAGCACTCCCTAGTAAGCCCAAGATCATTCATAGCCCGCCCCTCAGCAGTGATGGTAGTCGTCTTCGTAAGATATACTAAGTCGTCTTTCTCAGGGCGTCCATCCTGCTTGCGATACTTTGCAACCGTGTCAAGGAATGTCTTCCACTTTCCAGCGATAGGGAGATTGCAGGTAAAACATCTGATCGGAATCGGGAAATCCATTATACTTCTATATTGTGTTAACCATAATACTTCCATTTTGAACTTATTTTCACATTGTAACATCAAGACAAACAGGTAAATATGTCAAGGGGTAGGCCGCCAGTTGACCCATGGGAAAGAATACTAACACATGTAGTCAGAAATGAAGAAAGTAAGTGTTGGGAATGGAACGGGTTCAAAAATAAATTGGGCTATGGTCTTTTTTGGTTAAACAACAAACATCATAGAGTTCATAAATTTTCATTAGAAAAGAAACTAAACAGAAAACTACAAACAGACGAAGTAACACGTCATCTATGTAACAACCCCTGTTGTTGTAATCCAGATCATTTAGAAGCAGGTAGTCACCAAGATAATGCCAATGATAAGGTATTGGCTGGAAGGCAGGCTAAGGGTGAAAAGAACGGAGCATCTAAACTAACTGATAGCCAGATATCTGAAATACGTGCTTATCAAGGTATGTACACACGATCGGAACTTGCGGATATGTATAATGTTCATACGGTACATATTTCAAGAATACATAACAATAGAACACGCTATTTCGATTAAATCTTGTCTGCCCGAAGAACAATGAGGATTCCCCAGAAGTGGTTGCTTGTTTTACTTGTTCTCGCCGTCGTCCTTGCGTTTGCATATATTACTCTTACCCCGAATCGTATGCGGGAGAAGGTTGACGCTGACATTGCCAAGGTCAATGCTCGCTTTACTCCGTCCGAGTCAATTGATCTGTCCATGGCGATGAAGATTCTGACCCACGACCCCCCTCAGATGCTCAACCCGCCTGAGAAGGTTCCGCCGCTCCTGATCTTCCCTCCGTCCGCCGAGGACCTTGCGAAGTTGTCTGGCGAATAAGCAATGAGCACATTCAAAAAGTGGTTACTTATTGTGATTGTTACCATTGCGTTACTCCACACAGTTGGCGGTGGGTTTGCTGATATGTTTGGATCTTCGTTCTTTAGCGCCGCCCACGGATGGAACGAGGGACTGATTTATATGCTGCTTGCGCTCGTAGTTGCGATTGCTGTCAAGTGACCTACCAATGAATTTCCATTTCCTGAGCACTCCAAAACTCTGACATATTGTTGGGAAGCTGTCGCCTAATGATGAACGGCAGCTTCCTCTCAGCCACCTCCTTCTTGGCAACTGTCCACACAAACATGGGGTCAGATGTCTTCATTCCCTTCAAATCAATCAACGGCTTGGCACCCTCCGCCAGCTGCTGAGCACGAGTCGCAATCAACGTTGTGTATTCATACTTGGTAAAGAACGGCCGAGTAATGCGGGGTTGCTTAATCATCTCAGCAACCTCAGTACGAAAGACAGGCTTAACTTCGGGATGGAGATCCATTATGCTTACTCTTGGTTAGGAGTTCTTTTGTCCGTTTTACGTCGCCAGCTCGTTGTTTCTCACGAATACACAAATGCCGGTTCTGCCTACACAGCCATCGGATATTACACGACTTGCCAGGATCGTGGCAACGTATACACCTGACCCCGAGAAGAAGTCACGGACATTTGTGGCTCCGGTGAAATATGATATTGGAACTATCGCCAAGGCAGAGTTCACTGGAAGGGGGAGTGTCCTTGCACCTCCCCGTTGGCTGTCTCCTGCATTTGCCGGTGGGCGTATTTTCCTCAAGTAATCACAAATGCCTACTCTATCGGCTTCGGACTATACTAATTATGTTAAGGCGCAGGCTGCGTCACTCGCTTACCGAAATGGAGCGGTGCCTGTCCCAATCCAGCGGGTATCACAGCCGTATGCGACTCAGTCAGTTCTGAACGCCCAGCTTCTTGCAAGCCAGGCTGCCTATGTTGTAAATCCGCCTACTACGGTTGTTACCACCCTTAACACGACGGTAAGTGCTGTATCGGCAACCACAGTTACGGGTGCAGCATCAACTGATACAGGAACAACAGTTACATACACGACCTCAGTTGCCCACGGACTGACAGCTGGAATGGTCATCACGATTTCGGGGTTTACTGGTACACCCGCTTTCAATCTTGCTAACCAAACTGTTCTTTCTGCTGGACTTACTTCGACTCAGTTTAAGGTTACGAATTCTGCAACGGGTACGGCGGAGACAACATCAACGACAGGTCGCATTGAAGGGTATGTGTACTACACAACTGCAGCAGCACATGGGTTTGCTGCAAATACGCGAAATGTATCAATTACTGGATTAGCGACAGCTACGTTCAATCTCACGTTGGCGACTGTATCTCTAGTTCCCAGCTCAACTGTCTTTGCGATTGCTACAACTGCAACAGGAACTGCAAGGACAAGTCAGACTGGAATAATTACAGCCACCGCATACAATAACTCATCTGGAGTGATGACGAATATCGCTCGTGTACGACCCTTCGTCGGAGTCGGATATGTGAACCAACCAAAAAGCTTGTCTACTATCGGCCGTTCTGGGACATTGAGTTCTGGAACATTCCAGCAGGCGGGCGGACTTCCTCTGACTGCCGCCAAGTGGTCTGGAACCTACGATCCCCCGAAGCACCTTGCCCGTGTTGACGTTCTTGCCACTGGCGGATATGCAAAAAACTTGCCTGGTGGTTCTTACACGAACAACATTCGTACTGGTATTAATCCTTAAGGTCCTACGGACACGTCCCAAAGTGGTCCTACGGGCCACGTGCCGCCTGCTTCCACGTAGCGTCACACACTGCACACTGATACATCCAAACAACATTTTTAGCATCCAGCTTGATGCCGACAATGTTGGACTCCTTACCCCTGGTCGTACATGTCATATTCGGGCACTTCATGTTGGTGAACCTGGGCAGAGTAGGGTCGTGCTTCAGGTACGGGTTAATTGAGTACTGAATTGAGGTATCTTGCAGAAGATCGTGATCATAGACCACGGGATTGTCCTTGGTGATCGGCTCCTCGTACTCACACTGCCGACACTTGAGAAAGGCTGACCCATCTCGCTCTTCGATGTTGTACATCATGTTATCGCACTTGATACAAAACTTCATTCTGTACTTAGGTCTCTTGTTCTAAAGCAGTTCCATTTTTTTAGGCTAACGACGTGCGTTCAAAACGGATGGCTGGCCGCAAAGTAATCCTAGTATTTATCACAGGATGCTGAAGTCCAAGCTTTCCGATTTTCTGAATGGCACCGGAAGGGATAGCGACACAGATAAGAAACGATATGGGCGTGTTTCAAAAGGAGAAAATACGACACATAACGGGATGTCTGGGGGTGCTTGGTCTATTCCAGATGACGATATACCCGAGTTCTACAAACTTTACTGCGACTACTTGAGAGACAACGGACCTCTCCACATGACGGAGAAGAGCACTAGGATTGGTGCGATGCGAATTGACCTGGACTTCATCTATGCAGGAGAGAAGGAGGAACACCTTCACACACAGGAACAGGTTGTTGACTTTACGAAGGCGTATATGGATGAGGTTAAGAAGTTTCTGAAGATTCCTGAAGCAGTTGAGATCTTTGTTTCTGAGAAGCCTCGTCCGACTTACTACAGGGATAAGGATCGATCGAAGTCAGGTCTTCATTTGGTAATTCCTACGTTGAAGACGAATCGTTTTGTGGAGGAGGCAATCCGTATGAATCTTATCTCTAGGATGCCCGATTTCTTCCCAGATCTTCCGCTTGCTGATGAGTGGCGCAAGGTCTATGATCCGTCGCCTCTGACTCACACGAACAACTGGACACTGCTCGGTTCGAAGAAGAAGGAGGGAACGCCGTACCAGATCAAGTACATCCTTGACTGGGACCCTGAGACGGGAGATATGAGCATTGATAACGATGTTCCCCTGATGACGACGCCCGATCTTCTCAAGAAGATGACGGTTCGATCTGCGCCGTCAG